TGACTCCTGAGCGCTCCATCAAGGGTTTATTAGCATGGCACTCCGTCGGCACAGGTAAGACCTGTATGGCGGTAGCCGCCGCTACAACAAAGTTCGAACAGGCGGGGTACACAATATTGTGGGTCACGCGCAATGCCCTAATGGCGGATGTGTATAAGAATATTTTCGGCGTAGTTTGCTCTATTCCCCTTATGGCGGAGGGCACTGTCATTCCTGAGGACCCACGCAAGCAGAAGCGTATGTTGAGCAAAGCCTGGCTGCCGCCAATTAGTTACAGAACCTTCCAGAACGCCCTGGAAAAGAAGAATGAATTAGGACGGACGCTCCACAAGAAACACCCAACCGACCCCTTGTATAAGACATTCTTAGTTATTGACGAAATCCACAAGCTCCACGATGGCGACTTGTCTGCTGCGGAAGCTGCGGACTTTCACAAGATTCAAAATTTCATCTTTGAAAGCTACGAAAAATCAGGCAAGGACTCAGTCAGACCCTTATTAATGACAGCAACACCGATTACGGATTCACCCAAGGAGCTCTTTGAAATTATCAATACGCTAATACCTGAACCTGAGGAGCGCTTTGTAGACTTAGACACATTCCGTTCACGCTTCACAGATGCTCAGGGCTCAATCTCAGAGAAAGGCAAGAAGTATTACAAGGAAAAAGCGGATGGCATAGTCTCATACTTAAATCGTGAGTTTGACCCCACAACATTTGCGCAACCCAAATTTCAAACAGTAGCAGTAACAGTCCAGCCCCCAACAAAAGCAAATGTTCCAGAGTTCATAGATAGCTACTTGAAGCAAATAGGTATTGATAATCTAATATCTGAGACTGCAAAGGAGCGCGATTGTGAAGCAGACCTGTTAAAAGCGCAACAACGCATAGACGAAGAAATCACTGGTGTTGAGGTAGAAATCAAAGATACAAAGGATAAGGCTGAAAAAGCAAAGCTCAAAAGTCGCATTTTAGATTTGAAGCAGCTGATGAAAGATGCCACGATAAAGCACAAGAGCAGGCGCAAGAAATGCCTACTTACAAATAAAGAATTAGCCAAGGCGGAAATCAAAACCCGCAAGTCTTTCAAACTTGCGCTAATAAAGGACATGAAGGCGCGGTATGAAAGTCAAGCCAAAGCTAATGGCGCCGGTCAATTAAAAGAGCTTGATAGATGCTTCCAGTTCAGACGCCCTGTAGAGAAAAGCGACTTTATGAAGGAGGCAAAGAAGTTCTTTTCAATGTAAAGTCAAGTGATGCTTTAACGTCTTATATTTAGACCCTTGCGGGTTTTAAATGAGTAGTGTGTATAAAATTGACATTAAACTATCATTTATCATTGACACATATAATATGACAATGGTAAATATTAATACTTATAATATAATAAAAGAAAAATACAGTAATATATCTTCGTGGGCTTTATGGACTGAACCAGATGATATTCGGTCTAAATTAAGTATGGAAGATATATTATTCTTTGAAAATCCTTCAGATAAAACCTTGGAATTGTTAAATCCAAATATTATATTAGTTGGATTAAACATTTCAGAAAAAATAAGCAGAACATTTGGTAATTTCCATCCAGATAAAACTAGTGCACAAGACTACAAGACACGATTTGCTCTACAAGGAACTATGTTTTGGGGAGCATATATGACAGATATAATAAAGTCATATGAAGAGAAAATTTCAGGTAATTTAATGAAATACCTTAGTAAAAATAAAGAGTTTGAAAAGGAAAATGTAAAGATGTTTGAACAAGAGTTATTAGATATAGGATCACAAAATGCAATTATTGTTGCTTTTGGAAATGATAGTTATAATATTTTAAAAAGAAATCTTAAAGATAGATATACTATATATAAAGTTCCACATTATTCAGCATTTATAAAATTAGACGCCTTAAGGTTAGCATTTACCGATTTGGAGAATACGATTAAATGTGCATCACATTAAAATCCGCGTGGGATGAACTTATTTTATACTATCACCATAAGGATGAAAAGTATAGAGCGTAGTACAAGGCATCCGGTTATTATGTATAATCAGTCTGAAGGTGCAGTTAAAACAGAAGACGATAAGTATGCCTTTGTAGGACATGTCTTTGGCACGCCAAGTATAAATGCAAACCCTGAAAAAGTGCAGGAATTATTGCAATTATTTCCAAGATTAACAAATAAAGAATTGCAAGAAGCAGCCGATGGTGTATATACATGGCTGTTGTATTCAAATGCTGCTTCAGATGATATAAAATTCGTATGCACGGAAGTTGTATCACCGTTTGAAATAGGCACACGACACCAATCGTTAGCATATAATTCACGTATAGATGCAGTAAAGATATATGGTGGCGGTGAATTAATAAAGAAGGGCGGCAACATAGAGTTTAATTTACTATCAGGCACATATTCAAAGCCATTAACGCAATATAATTTTGATAAGAGCGTAACGCAAGAGATAATAGGCGGGTTTAAAGAATTTTTTCCTGATGCTCAGTACGATAATAGCAGGGATTCATACATTCATAAAATCAAAACCGTTTCCAATTCGCTTCTGGATGTTTACGAAAAATACGGATACACAGTACGACGGTTTGACTCATATAATGATTGGGCTAATTTTAGCAATAAATTTTGGGCTATAGATTTTAACATCGAATATTACAAAAAAAAGGTGGCTGAGGATTCGTCAAATCCTATCTATATGACGCTATACATGGAAGCATTAGAAGGCATGGTAAAAATATTAGAGAAGCCAAAAAAAGGTGCCGCGCGTAAAACTAGACGTAATAAATTAAGAATCAAGAAGTAGTTACTAATGGGCACATATAGCTTTTATGTAACAAGCCGAAACAACGCTAAAGACTGTAAAATAGATTGGTCAAAAATGAGCACAGATATAATTTTTCAAAGCAGAGTTTTGCAACGCTGTTATAATAAATCGGAGACTCTTGAAGACGTAGCCAAGGAATTTGACGAATCAAAGTTATTTGGTTACTTAACGCCCGCTTTAATTGAAGCTCTTATAGAATTTAATTTACATCTTCAACCCAATGGCTGCCATCCCCGTATTTATTTTGATTATGAAGGTGACGATATTGCCATGGGATTAGAATTTGTTCCTGGAACAACTGTACTAAATATACTAAGATACGATTACCGGCATTTGTTATCCACGTATAACAATACAAAAGCTATCGTACATTCAACACCAGAACGCGCTGGTTGGGTAGTCGAACAGCTCTAATAGCTGGCTTCACTTCATAGCCATATTCAGGTATAGGAAAATCATGAGGCAAAATTATAGCATTAACTTTACTGCTTAGTTCGGGTTTAGAGTAGAAGCAACCCATCTGCCTTAACCAGCGAAAAATTGATTAATCTAAGAAACCTAAGAAACCTAATCAAAAGGTAAAAAATGCTTAGACTATTTCATTCTGACGTAGATGTTAGTAAGGCGGGTCCAGAGACAAGGCTTCTCCTCCTAGCCGTAGCCGACTTCCAGGAAACTCTAAACCAGATTTCTGCAAATATGCAGCAGCAGCGCATGAATAATGTAACATCATCCTATGACTGGCGCCAGCTCCAGGAACAGCACCGTCAAGTTCTGGTGACCGACGCACAATTAGCTGCGTTGACTCATAGGCTATATAGCATTACACCACTCCTAAACTTTGGTAACATAGACTTTGGTCAAAAGTTCGCATTCAGCTGCTTCAATGATACGGTTCTTGACATTCTGATTCACTCCATCAACGATAACCACCGCCTTTCAAAGGACCCGCGCATGCGTCAACTCAATATGCTCTGGGAGTGTCACGTTATAAGTCCGACTGTAAGGCACTTATCAACGACCAACCGCCTAGATATTTTGGCTAATGAACCGCTGGTCGGTGACGCGCAAGTCATGGAATCATGGGCAAAGTTTGAAGGTGACCCCAAACGGGGTATGTTTCAGACAGCGGGTTCCATGCTTTCAAAGGGCTACTTCAAAGCCCTTGTTCCGGTATGTGAAACAGTCCATTTGCCATCATCTTTCGTCGGCAATCTGGTAGCGTGGGGCTTGCACGCATCTGACCCAGAAGACCGTGACGATATTTATCTGCTTCTATCAATCATTCACAGTCTGCCGCATTATAAGCCATCTAGCGGCGTTATTGAAAAAATCCTCTCTTATCAACCAGGTCTAGTAACGCGCCCAGAGATTGACATTGTGACGGACGGCTGTATTTCTTTCGGCAGCGACCTGCGTGACATTGATATACCCGTAGATATTGAATGGCAAACCGCCCTTCTTAACCTTGCAAAAAATCTGGTGTCCTCACGATTTGATTAATGTGAAAGCAGTGGAAGCAGTGGAAGCAGTGGAAGCAGTGCAGGCGGTAGCTTCTCCTTGGCGTCCAGGCTATAGGAAGATGCAACAAGGGCTTTCAGGCTTACAGGCTGTGCTGCCGCTGTAATAGAAAGTGACGCGAAACCGCGCCCTGTGCACCTTGTATGGACCTTGATGCGAATCCGAACGCGCTGTTCACAGCTGAAGTAGGGCACGCCGAACATACACACGTCAGTGCCAGTGTGATAAAGACCCTTGCCAGAAATCTGAATGTATTGGCAGCCCTTTTCCCTGTAAAGCGATGAAATAGTATCATTGCTGCAGTCTATGTACACGTCCTTGAACTCAGGGTTTGCCTTCTTGAACGCCGTCCAGTCCTCATACTTAATATCGTCCTGAAGAAAGGGTGCAGTTTTTCCACCAAACAAGACCTGTGTGCCAATAATGGTCTCAAATATACGCTTTGACGCCTCAGGAATCTTTGGACTCTTAACGCCAACCCAGTTGCCCGCTGCATCCTTGGTCAGCTTCATTTGCATCCAATCGGGTGTAGGTCGCTTTGCCTCCACGCCAATATCGTGCGCCGCCTTCCAGTTGAGCTTGATGTCAATGTCGGCGCCTGAGCCGCCCAAGCAAATGTTTGTGTAGAACGGCGCAACCAAATGGGGCGATTTGACCTGGCGGCAAACATCGGCAATCCGCTTCTCATAGGACGAGCCGGATACGGAACATTGGGAACCTTTGGTTGGCACTGCGGTCATTTCTTCCGTTTGATAAATAAGTATAAATGTTATAAGCATTCAATTTTTTATCACGCTTAATTAAGATGAGTGAATCACACAGAATATTTCTTTTGAGAAATAGAACTATATCCGCCTTTTATAATCGTGACCATTCCGTACCAACAAATACATCAGTAGGTCAACAAACATCGTCTGAAGGCGAATCGCTACAGTGTTATTTAGGAAATCTGATGAAATGTACAGATTTAGCTGATGCTCAGCCTCAGCCCTGTGTGCCCGGCACGATTACTAACTTAGTTATTACGTCTACAAACCCAGGGTCAGGTCCATTACCGCCACCTTATAATACCTACAATTTCTACGTTACATTCTCATGGGACCCTTTACCAAATGCAACTAGTTATACAATTACAACTAATGATGCTTCAATTACACCGCCGTCTATAATCTATACACCTGGCACAACTAACGCAACAATGTATTATAATGACACATTAGTTGACACAATTATAACGGTAACTGCCCAGACCCCTTGTGGCACTTCTGGTGCTGCAACAACAAACGCGGCACCGTGCTTCTTAGCAGGTAGTCTTGTTCAGATGGCAGATAATACAACAAAACGGATTGAAGATGTGCAAGTCGGTGACCGTGTATTAGGCGCATTTAAGGAAATTAACAAGGTTTTAGCCCTTCACAGACCCATCCTTGGTACAGCACTAATGTCTAAAATAAATAACGAACATAGTACAACAAGTCACCACCCTCATATTTCCGTTGACAAAAAGTTCTATTGTACTCACCCCCTGACAGTTGATAACAACACTTATAATAAAGTACACAAAGTTATTGACGCCAGTGGAAACACAGTTGACAGATTATTGAAGGGTCTCAAACCTGGGCGTGTTCAAAAATTAGAATTAGGCATCAATCTAAAAACAGTTGACGGTCAACGCTCGGTCAACGCATTAGACTTGTACGGTTTACCTCCTGACACACAGCTCTACAATTTAGTAGTTAACGGCAGTCACACATATCATGTAGACGGATATGCAGTTACAGGCTGGCCTTCAGAGGAAGACTTTAACTATGATATTTGGTCGTCTAAGAAGTAGAAAGTTCAAATAAAAAATTTTAGACCCGTGCGGAATTTAAATGAGCGTTTTATGTGATACTTAAACTAAACCCGATTTAAAGAAATAGTATGACTGATTGGAGAAGAGTATTTGGGTTTGAAAAACACACATACGTTCAATCATTTCCAGTTACAAGTTTTTTATTATCCGGAGTAAGTTTCTATAAAGATACTATAAAGGACATACATATTGGTGATATGCTTGATATGAGTTTTGAGCCTAATAAATATGATTCTTCGGCAATTATTATAAAGAAAGTAACCGATATATGCGGTTATGTTCCGAAAGATATTAAGGATAAAGTAAAACTACACGTTCCGTCTCAAGTTAAAGTAATTGATAAACGGCTAGTTGAAAATAATATTTATAGTTTAAGAGTTGATATTATTGAAAAAGAAGTTAGTGAAAACGCTCATTTAAAATCAGCACCGGTCTAAGAAGTAACTTCAGTGAAGTGGTTTCTTAATCTTACCGTCTGGTACCGAATTTAAGTACCCCTCAGAGGAGGGGTACTTAAATTTAGTATAAGACGATATAAATGTGCCTATATATTATATATGGACCCGTTACCCCCGACTGATAATAATGTGGCGTCTGTTAAAATTAGTCTTTCTAATATGATTGATTTCAATAATTTATTATACACATACGGTAATGCAAAAATTATGAATGCGTTTATCCTTTTAACTATTCAAGATAATAATGATTTGGGGCTACAAGTTGGATTAAATCTTTTATGTGGCGCATTCTGGGCTATAGGAGGTGAATTTGGACCAGCAGGCTCTGTTGCTGCAAATTTTCTAACAGGGGTTGTTGCACTTTATGGTACAAATACACCGCCTAGCATTAATGGCTTTTTCTCAAGTCTAATTACACGTTTTCAGGAAACATCAGCACAACTTAATAGAGATTTAGAAGATATGCATAAAGATACAATTACGTATTGGAATAATACATATTCTGGGTCTTTCCAAACGCCTTTTGGCACCTATTCAAGCTCATTTTCTTTGAGTCAATTGGCTAATCAACAATTTCCTTCTAAATCAGACCCAGCTTTTGGTAAAATGATGGATGCAGCAAGTTTTGCACTTGACCAATCACTCTGGTGGATTTTGCTTAAAAATAAATATCACATAACAAGGTGGTTAACTGCCCAAAAGCAGAAATTCCCTACAAAAAAGTACCCCAATAATGAAGCAATGGAATCTGACGCACGAATTTGGTATAGTTCACACCCAGCATATTGGAATTCTTGGACTTTGGAAACTGATGGGCACTGGCTTAGAAAAGATAGTACCTACTATAATCTAATTGAACATAGCATCGGCGGTGACCCCCACAAACATGACGACGCAGCATTAAATGCCCAATCTTGCGCCTACCTATTTATTGATTCAAGCGACAACTATATAATTAATTCTAGAGGTCTATTTTATAGAAAAGCGTTATTTAATGATTTAGGTTTCCCTGTACAAGAAACTAAGGTGCCAAAATTCTGAAAAAAAGTGTTTTTATTTTTGTGGCAGCTTCTTTTCGTTGATTTTTAGTCGTCCTCCGAAACAATCTTAATATCAGGGTGGTAGGCAAACTTGAGGCAGGGCAGAACCCAGATGGCAGTCGCACGCTTGTCAGCGTGCTTTTCAAGCATGGCGCGGTCAATGTTGAGAAGCTCAAACGAATCCAGCACGATGTGATGAACCGTCACAGGCTTGGTCTGACCATAGCGGTAGCTACGCGCTAGCGCCTGGTCAATCACCGTAGGGTTCCAGTGCTGGGTGTAGAAGATGACGCGTGTCAGGTGCTGAAGGTTCAAGCCGCAGTTGCCCGCAACAATCTGGCAGAACAATATTGTCGGCTTTCCAGCCGCTGCTGACACCTGGGTCGAAAGAATCTCCTCTGTTCGCCGCTTCTCAGACAAGCCGCCGCGCACAAAGCGCACATTGTAGCCAAGGGCAGACGCCTCTAGACCAAGAATATCCATCTCCTGCTTGAAGTTGCAGAAGACCAAGGTGGGCTCATCCTTGGTCGCAATGAGCTCATTGAACTTGGCAAGCTTCGTTGCGCTATGAGTCCAGTCCGCGACGCCGTAATCCAAGCGGAACTTGCGCTGCATTGCATCCACGTAGATTTGCGGGTGGCTAATGAACTGCTGAAGGCGCAGGTACTTCTCCAGAATAAGCATCCCGCCAATCTGCTTCTCCATGGCATCCTCCACAGCGCCGACCAGCGCCTTGAACTTCTGCTCCTCTGCGCCGCCGGCAAACTTGAGCTTGTGCGCCACATGAGTCGGCACACCAGGAAGCTTGTCAGCCAGAAGCGTGATGGAGCGCCGCTTGATGATGTTAGACGCCAGCTCAGGAAGGGCGCTTTTCTTGAGGAGCGACTTGTCGCACTGAAGCCAGAGTGCCAGGTTCTTGAAGTCAGACGCCTTGTTCTGCACGGGCGTGCCGCTCAGAATCCAGCGGCAGTCAGCAGTCAAAGCCGCGCACGACTGAAAGCGCTTGGTCTTGGGACCATTGCGAATGTACTGACCCTCATCAAGGATGATGCGGTCCCACTTCTGTGCGGTCAGCTCAGAAGCGCGGCTCTTGACTCCGCCGTAACTGCAGAGCGTGACGGTCGCGCCCATAGTGCCAATCCACTTTGCGCCGACCAGTTTGCGCACACTAATGCCGGACTGAGTCAAAGCCGCCGACCACTGCCCGATAAGGACGGGCGGCGCCACAATGAGCGAATGCGCACGCGGCGCATTGACAATCAACCCCACGCACTGCCAGGTCTTACCCAGCCCCATGTCATCGCCTAGGATGCCGCCGCGGCACCAGAGCGCGCTCTCAAGCTCACGCTCAATCATCCACTGGATACCATCTTTCTGGTGGTCCAGGTAGTTGAAGCCCTTATACGGTGCGGTGATTTGTGCGGTCATGATGACGAAAACTTTTTGATTGCAAGTTCCTTTTACTTGTAATCAAAACCTAAAAAACAGACATTCATGATTTCAATTTTTCCATCTGCTTAACCTACGCGTCTTCTTTCTGCGTTGACGCTGACGCTTACTGCCACCTCTAACAGAAGACGCCTTACAAGAGCCGGGACTGCATGAATTTATAAGAGGAATCATCATCAGCGGATTACCGCCGACGTGCCTACTATTAAGCGCCTTTACTGCCTCAGCCTTTGTCATAAACACTGGAGCCTGCATTGGTCCAAGCTGGATGCTAACAATAGCACTATTTGGTATTGAGCGCAATGACATCAAAGCGGTCCCTATTCATTGATGAGATGAATACTCAGCCCAGCAGTATGAGCCCACTCAAAGATTTTACTCAGATTCTCCTCACGCTTACGCGCCGTTTGCAGCTTCTGCTGCTTCATAAACTCCCGAATCCACTTATCGCTATTGACGATATCAATCTGGCGCACAGGGTGCGCGGTCACAATCTTCTCAGGCTTGATGTACGCAGTCTGCGACATAATCCCGTACATATCCTTGATATCGTGAGGAATAAGCTCCTCAATATACTCAGGATGAATCGCCATGGAGTTCATATTACACTCTGATGAGGAGTGTCCTGAACCACAGCACCGCCGACACCGCAAGTCCGCTTTGAGAGGACAAATATCGTGAGACACATTCTTTCCTAGCCACAATCTGCAAGTTTCACAAGACATAATTTTTTCAAGTCGTTAAATAGAATGAGTTGCGCGATTATTCAATTTTATATGATTTTGAGAAATGGGGTAAAACTGTATCATTGGAATACCAAGGTCTATTCCAGACACAAGGCGACAGACCAATTTATTGAAAACATTGATAAATTGACAGACAGCTTTGTAGAAATCTATATGGGGCGCTACGGCAGAGACAAAGACTTAGGAAAAGATATGAAACTTACATTGCCTAGTTTTACAGATAAATCTGTCGTAAAGTTCTTTGAAGAGGCGCGATTATGGCTGAGCGAAAAGTTACCAACGTTCATAAGTGAAAAAGACACAGACCTTTTGAACATTCGCGATGAGATTCTGGGAGAAATCAACCAGGCGCTGTACCTTTTTACTTTGGGATAATTGGTAAGATGTTTGACTGCAACCCGGATAAAAACGCCTAATATAATAGCAGTAGCAAATGAAGACTAGAAAAAATGCCAAAAAATATAGCATACCGGATAAAGATAAAGATATCATAGCAGTAATAGATGTTCGGTCCATAGAAAGTAATTTAAACCATTTTAGGGAAAAATCAAAGACCGATATAATGCCTGTACTAAAAGCTGATGCATATGGGCATGGTTTAGTGGATATGGCAGCTCTGGTTAGAAAATTAGGTGCAGTTCATATAGGTGTAGCAACAGTAGGTGAAGCAATATTATTACGAAATTCAGGAGATATAGGTAGAATATTAGCATGGCAGTATGATATAAATAATACTATAGAAATGACTAATGCGCTTGAAATGGATATTGATATAGCAATTTACGACGAAAGCCACATTCCCTTAATCACAAAACTAATACCAAACAAGATGAAGGCAAAAGTAACGTTATTTATTGATACTGGATTCAATCGTGCCAGCATTCCATACCAAGCAGCACAACGGGCAGCTATATCAATTTCTAAATCTAATAAGTTTGAACTAATAGGATTGATGTCACATTTAATTTCTTCACAAAAAAAGAATTGCCCAGTAGTAAATGAGCAGCTAAGAAAATTTAGAGCTTTGAGAGAAGCGCTCAAAGAGATAAATATAGTACCGCCTCTTGTACATATTGCAAATACAGACGCGTGTCTTAACTACGATGTATCAGATTTTTCAATATCAAGGGTGGGTATAGGCTTATATGGAATTACTCATAATAATAAAATTTCCAATCACCTCAAGTTGACAACGACAATAAAAACTAAAATTATTCAAATTAAGATGGTTGAAAAAGGAGAGGGAATTGGCTACAACTCAACATATATAGCCCGTAAAAATATAAATGTTTCCTTAGTGCCGATAGGATATGCCGATTTTATTCCTATGAAGGCAGCCTCTAAATTAAATGTGTATGTTAATGGAAGTAAAAGGAAGGTTCTAGGGTCCATTAATATGGACCAAATAGCTATAGAAGCCAAATTATCAGATAAAAATGGGGATGAGGTAATAATTATAGGAAATGGATTAAACTGTCCTCAAACTATTTTTGACTTGGCGAAAGTTGTAAAAAATTATGCGGTCGAAATACTGTGTCATTTAGGAAATAGAGTTAATAGAGTATATGTTTAGCGTAACCAATCATGTGCACACGTCAGCGTCTTGTCTTATAATCGAAAAAATAAGTGCTCCATTTTGAAGCACTTATTTTTAGAGACCACTCAGAAGCGACCGACCGCTGCACACAGAGTCTGTACCGCCTGTCGCTGTGAAGCATGGCGCAGCTTCTCCAAAGCGATTACG